CCAAAACTGACGGAACTCTTCACAGTTATTCCAGAGATAAATAAATGCCGCTACCAGGGCAACGATCGCCGCTATGATCAGCACATACGGATTCGCTGCGCATACCGCATTAAAGGCAGCAAATACTACCTTCGCCGCATTGATCACACCTGCCAGCTTCGGAACCAGAGTCATAATGGTACCGACAGCAGAGATAACTTTACCGACTATAATCAGTATCGGTCCGATCGCTGCCGCCACCAGGGCAATCGTCACGATCACCTTCCTGGTACCTTCATCCATCGAATTGAGCCAGTCCACAAACTTCTGGATCCAACCCACAATCGTCCGGATCGCAGGCATCAGCAGCTCACCAAAGGAAATCGCCAGCTCTTCCAGCTGAGACTTCAATATCTGCAGCTGACCTGCAAGGTTGTCGTTCATGGTCTCAGCCATACTTGCCGCAGAACCATCGCAGTTATCAATCGCACTGGAAAGCTTATTGATATCCGCTTCCCCGGCATTCATCAAAGCCAGGAAGCCGGACATCGCATTTTTGCCTACCAACGATTCAGCCGCTGCCGCCTTCTCAGATTCAGACAATCCAGAAAATGCCGTCCGGCAGTCTGCAAGGATATCCGACAGATCCCTCATGGAGCCGTCTGCATTGGTTGTTGCAACTGTAACCTCTCCGATGGAAGAACCGCAGATCTTTACCTCTCCGGACAGGTTATTCATGATGGTTCTCAAAGCCGTACCAGCCTGGGATCCCTTAATACCGGCATTCGCCATCAGACCGATCGCTTCCGCCGTATCCTCCGCAGAGAACCCCAGAGCGCCGGCAATCGGAGCGCAATACTTGAAGGTCTCACCCATCATGGAGACGTTCGTATTCGCATTACTGGAAGCAGCCGCCAGGATATCCGCGAAATGCCCGGAGTCCTTCGCCGTAAGTCCAAACGCTGTCAGTGCATCTGTCACGATATCCGAAGTGGTAGCCAGATCTTCACCGGAAGCCGCAGCCAGGTTCATGACACCTTCGATACCGGAAAGCATGTCCTCTGTCTTCCACCCGGCCATAGCCATATAGTTCATGGCTTCCGCTGCCTCGGATGCAGAGAATTTTGTCTTCTCACCCATCTCACGTGCTTTATCCCGGAGTGCTTCCAGATCAGAGCCTGTCGCACCGGAGACCGCCGCTACCTTGCTCATGGCAGAATCAAAATCAGCGGCAGTCTTCACCGCCGCCGTACCTAATCCCACAACGCCCAGAGTCACAGGCATGAACTTCTTTCCGACATTGGTAACATTGTCACCAACCGTCTTCAGCTTCTCACCCTTTGCGGCAATCTCCTGAAGTGCAGTACCGGACTGTCTTGCCTGTTCCTCCAGAGCCTTCAGTTTCTGTTCAGTCTCAACAATCTCACGCTGCAGGCCATCATACTGATCCTGCGTGATCGTTCCATCCTTAAGAGCCTGCTCTGCCTGCTCCGCTGCCATTTTCAAGGTCTCCAGCTTTTCCTTCGTTTCCTTGACGGCATCACCCAGAAGCCTGTGCTTCTGAGCAAGCAGTTCCGTATTCCCCGGATCAAGTTTCAGGAGCTTATCGACATCACGCAGCTGGCTCTGAGTATTTCTGATCTCTGTATTTACGCCTTTTAAGGCAGTCTGTAGTTTGGTGGTATCGCCGCCGATCTCAACGGTGATGCCCTGGATTCTGCCAGCCATGTCTCAACCTCCTTCCCATTAAAATCGATCCATATCATCCTGACTTGCCAACTGATCATGTGGCTCATCATCCCTCTGAAGCTCCGTGTACATATCCAGCACGGTTCCGATCGTCAGTAGATCCAATTCGCTAATGTGGATGCCCAGCTGCACGCACCGGAGCAACAGTAGCGGCGTTGTCATTTCCCGGTCAGTCGCTCGAAGTTTTTTTTACTCTCCACCTGTGTCTGCACATTCAGGCCCCAAAGCTCGATGATCTCCGGAAGCACCTGATAGATGGAAAATGTCCCGAACTGATCCAGCCACTCATCAGGAGTATCCGGAACCCCCTGCGGATCCGCATGTTTCGCCATGATGTAGCTGATATCCTCGAACAGTTCCAGCGAAAAAGAATCCAATGCGGAATTTTCGGGATCGTTCTCATCAATGCTCTTCTGCAGGTCGTGAAGATCCTTATAGATATCCCTGTGGAACTTGTTCCTGTATATTCTTGGAATGGCAGCGGAAGCCCTGAAAGTCACATCCTTGCCATCAATATTCACTGTCTTTGTAAGTGCCATTTTTCTTTCCTCCAATCACAAGAATGGGCAGAGCCGAAGCCCTGCCCGCTAAGATCAACCCTGTCCGTTCTTTGTCACCGTCACGGTATAAGCCGTACTGGTGCATCCGGTCTTGCTCGCGATCACTGTCACAGTATTGGTTCCGCTCTCCCATGTCGCATCGCTGCCACTGGTATGAGCCGCCCCGTTTACAAGTATCGTGACCGCCGTTCCGCTTGCCGCAGTAGCCGATACACCATCCTCATCATTCACGGTCTCAGCCGTATAGGAAGTGGTTCCGGCATCAAAAGCAGGCGTAAGCTGCAGGCTTCCAATCGTAATCCCGGTAAGAACCGCAGATACCTGTGCATGCTCTGTCTGATAGACATTGGAATACCATCCGTTGTAGACCGCATCGGAAGTATTCGCACCGGTTTTAACCTTCACAAGTCCGTTCGGAAGCGGAGTCGCCGTGATCTCCAGCTTCTCGGTCTGTACTTCCTTACTATCCTCATTGGTCTTGCCCTCAATCGTAGGCCTTGCAGCTGTACAGTAATACATGCAGTGTCTGATTTTTTTCTTATCCCCGGAGAACTCAAAGAGCAGAGCGAAATGCTCCGGCTCCACCGTGGAATCCTCCACCAGAACACCGTTCGCATCCTCGGTCTCCTTCAGGATATCCTTCCTGAAGCTTTCCGGAATCAGCGCAATTTCCAGATCACCGGAATAACCGTTGTTCGCTACAGTGGTGTAATACACCATATCATCCGCATAGAACGGTTCGGTATCGCCCTCCGGATCAAGCGACAGGTTCACAGCACCCGGAATCGCAACAGGCGTACCAAATGTCACGGCATTGGTATCCGGATCAAGTGTCGCCTTCGCATAATGGCAGTTCTTAAGGCCGAACTTCACCTTGTTGTTTGTACTCGGCATAATTAACCTCTCTTTCCGCTATACCGTCATCTGGTACAGCACTTCGTATAGTTTTTCTGATTCGATCCATACCTCCGATTTGTTCCAGAACAATTCATGCGCGTTCAGCACCGCTTCCACGCTGTCTTCCAGTTCCGGATCCTTCTCATCGGTATAAAGTTCAATACTCAGGTTGGAAAACTCCATATAAACCACATCATCAGCGGCAAAGTTCTCCGAACCCGGAAATAAAAAGCAGATGAATGGCGGATCAGGACTTTCCCCTTCCGCGAAATGGTCATACGCAAAAGGGATCTCTGTTTCAGCCAGCATCTGCATTACGTCTTCATGCGTCATCCTTCTTCCTCCCGATCTCGATAATGCATTCCGCAGCATGACGACAGGCCGGGCAGTTATACGGATAACCATGACAATCCTCGCCCCTCCGGGTACCGTGGTAAATGGCTACGCCGATCACCACAACCCCAAGAGCGATCACGAATAACAAAAGCAACATCTCCATCTTTAACCGCCTTTCTGCAGGTCACGCTCGATATCCCTTGTCAGCTGCTCGATACCTGCCTGCTCCGCCGGCGCGATGTGAGGGAACGCCCTTGTCCTTCCACCGCCGCGCTTCGCATGGCCAAACTCCAAAAGATGCGTCAGCTGGTAGCGCTTGGAATGCACCACGATCTGGATGGAATCTGACGTTTCCCTGGTCTTCTTCACCGCCCAGCTCTTGGAATACTTTCCCGTCTTCTTCGGAGCCGTGCTTTCGATCTGTTGTTTTACGGTCTTGCCCGCCTTCTGGACATCCTTCTTCAGGTCCTCCGCAGCAAGCTTCGCGTATTCCTCCATACCCTTCATCACAGTATCCGCCAGCTGGTCAATCTTTATCGTCTGTGCCATCAGCGCCGCTCCTTCCTGCAGGTGAACTTCAATGACTTCTTCCGGAAGTTCATGTGGTCGATGTTCACGATGTTGTAGATCTCACCCATGAACATCACCCGGAAATGCGTGGAATCGATTGCGGCAACCTTCTGACAATAACGAACGGAAACAGTCATACTGAAATCCTCAACCGTAGTTCCGGCAGTCTGTTCTTCCTTGGAACTTGCCAGGCCTTCACCGCCGATCGTAGCAAAGCAGGTATAATAATCCGTCCAGGCATTCTTGTGATTGCCGTACTTGTCTGTCACAGTTTCATTCTTCTGAAACGTCACCTTGGATCTTAAAGCTGCCACATCCATCAGAATCCCTCCTTCCGGCTGCCAAACAGCAAAGCCCGAAGCGTCAAATCCATCGCATGATGGTCAGCTTCTTCCCTGTGCTCATACAGATAAGCCACCGTAAACATCACAGCGATCTTCCCATTCTGAGCCGCATCCAGGTCCGCCTCATCATCCGTCCGCAGGATATCCATGCACTGCTTCACGCCTGCCGTTATGAAGTTTTCCAGCAAAGAATCATCATCCTCAAAATCGATCCTCAGATAATTCTTCATCTCATCCACAGTCACAATCATCTGACATCACCTCACAATAAGGGCGGCAGATCACACCGCCGCCCCATATTTCTTACGCAGGCTCCACAATCTTGATCTTGTAAGCCGTTTCAGCATATCCGTTAGCCCACAGAGTGAAGTTATCAACGGATCTCTCCGTGTTATCACCCGCAAGCACAAGGTCAGCCGCAACCCAGCGGACAAAATATCCCGCTGAAAGATCACAGGCCGTTGCCTCAGCGACATCCTCATCACCCAGGACAGAACCGTTGTAGTACAATCCTGTAATCGGAGAAATGCCGACACCAAGACCGATACCCAGCCACTTGTGAACGCCCCAGCCATTGCCACCATCAAAATCCTTAAGGTTCTTCACCTTATCGGATAATGTGATCGAGATCTCATGGGTATTGTTATCCACCGCAACACTGGAAATCTTGCCGGTGTTATACTGGCGATCCGCATGACCGGAAACGCTGTCCGTTACCGCCGCATACTGCATGGTGAAAGCATCGCCCACCATAAGTCCGGCATTCTTCAGATTCGTAATCAGCGTGTTCAAAGTTGCGCGGACTTTCGCAGCTGAATCACTGGTCACATCAGCCGTGCTCATATTCGGAAGCAGGCCGTTGTCATATACGATCTTTCCTCCGATATGGGTGACCTCGCCGCCCTGTTCCGTATAATTCTTTGCGTTGTATTCGCTCATCTCAAACCTCCATATCCGGGCTGCCGCTTTTTACACGGCAGCCCCATTGTCTGCTATCCTTACGCCTTCATCTTCAGGAGCTTGATGCCTTCAGGAAGGATTACCTTGCCGTCAACACGCTCTGTTGCGACAAAGCCAACCTGTCCGTTAGTGCTGTAAAGCTCGTTGAGTCTCTGTACGGTCCTGCCGGAACGGTCAGCGATCCAGTAATTCTTGAAATCACCGAACGCAACAGAGAAAGCACCGGCTT